ACGTTGATCAGATTTCGGTCGAGACCATTCAGCAAGAGGTTGCCCAAGAAATCGCCGGTTCGCATTCGCCACCGAGCTACGACGATCTCAACTCTTTTCCCGAGGATGATGGAGAGGAGAAGGTCGAAGCTTAAATTAAAATATAAAATTTGAGATGTAAATCTCACTGTGATGGAAAACACAGTTTTAAAAAACCTTTTTTTTTTATTACAAAAAATTGAAGTAAAATATTGTGTTTTTATTTTAATCATTAAAAACAACAATATATAAATAAAATGGCATCTTTAACCAATCAAAAACTTTCTTGCTTAAATTCCGTCAAACGTTCGGAAGAGGGAACAAGACCAAAAACGGTACGACAACCCGCCGTAATTTTGTTCGAGTATATCGGTGACAGATCTGGCTCAACATCTTCAATCTTTCAAGCACAAATGGAAGGTCTCCAAAAATGCGTTGACGATCGTCGCGAAGACGCTAAGAAAACCAACGCCAAATGTTATGTAAGTATTACGACTTTTGACGATGAGTCAATGACTTACACGAAAAAATGGAGTCTGGATTCTGGAGATTATGCCGATATTGAAAACATTCCAGCAGAGTTGGATACTAGAGAAATGCTTCAGCCACGCGGTTGTACATGTTTGGTCGATACCGCGTATGAAAGAGCCGTTGCTTTTGAGAAAAAGTTAAAAGAAATCCACGATTCTTTGAAGGGAACAGAAAACGAAAAAGTGGTAGCTGTATTTGCTTTGTCAACCGATGGTTTGGACAATGCTTCGACAAAACACACCATTCAAGACCTTAATAAGGTTATTTTGAGATTGAGGAAAAGCGGCGCAGAGATGATGTTTTTGGCGGCGAATCAGGACGCTATTGCCACTGGAACAACCTTTGGTTTTGCCCCAACACACGCCATGACTTTTGGAGCTACTCCAGAAGCAGCCAATTCGGCATTTAAAAGTTTGTCACAGCTCACCCGAGATTCTTCGGATGGAACTGTTGCGCCAGGAGCCAGTCCCGGATTTTCAGCGTCAATGAGACAATCTAGTGCGCCAGTGGTCAGTAGAAGAGGGAGACAACCCGGTGATATTAGAATGATGCCACCTCGTTCACTCCGAATGTCAACATGTGTTCCTTATAGTCCAGATGCGGATAGCGATGAGGACGAGGACAGTCAAGTCGGTTCTGATGTTCAATCTAGAAATTTGCGAAGGGTTATGTTTCAAAGCCCGCCGACACTAAAACGTCAAAATAACACACCAACGTCTTTATTCAGACAATAAGTATTTAATTAATAATAAAAAAAATGTATTATAAAATTTTTTTATTATTATTTTTTTCACATTATATCACAACATTTCGCACATTTCGCCTCATCCTACGCGGACTTCTCTTCTCCACCGTCGCCCTGACCAGCAGCCTGAAAAAAAGGTTTTCCCTGAAGAGATTTTCTGGCAGTCGCGTCATCTACAACGGGGATAACACTAATTTCACATATGGGTGACCAATTAAGCATCCAACTGTTAAGATGCGCGGTATCAGAACACTCGCAAATACAGGTTCCGCCAGCACCGTTAAGATGAGACCATCTTCCGACCACTTTAATATGCTCGCCGGCATCTTTAATATCGTCGTCGGGCGTCATGTTACCAAAAGCGTTCCAACAAGGGATTCGTTTGTCAATAGGGACTGTCCAAGATATTTGAAAAAGCATTATACAGAGTATATATTTATTTTTTTTTAAGTCATTTATAGGTATTGATTTTTATAAAATTGAAGTAAAAATTCGATTTAATTTAATCATTATTAAACTATTATATCAATATACTATGGGAAATTTCTTTTCGAAAAACGAACAAAGCAAGTCCCCCGTTTCCACGGGTGGTGAAGAGAAACAATCAAATCAAACAGATGTGTTTATTTTAAAGGAAGATGGATATCATTATACCATAGACGGCCTTAAAGTGACCGGGACAGGTATTATTTTAAGGAAAAAATATAAAGACGAAACAGCTGGCGAAGTTACTTATAAATTTAATGTTTGCGAGGAAAATCGAGTAGCGATGAGCAAAGACGAACAAGAAAGACTGGGTTCACAGCCTTATATGCTAAACAAAATATGTTTAGATAAAAATGGCGAAGTTATCCCTGATGAGTTGCTTGGAAAATGGATTTATAAGAGAATGAACAAACTTAGTGAAGTTGGAGAGCTTTTGGAAAGTGAAGCTTGGGCATTTGTTTCGGAAGCAAGATACAATTGTGAAGATTTTGCGGACCGACACTTTCCAATGGCTCTCAATCGTGAGAGAATAAAGAAAAATGAAACCATAAATGAGTGTACTGTTCGTCTCTTGAGTGAAGAACTTTACAGAAAATTAAAAAATTACAAAAAACTTCCAAAATACAAATTTATTCATGAATTAAATGGAAAAAGAGCCATTGTAGTTTATTTCGTAGACGAGGAAGACACAGAAATCGATCAAAAAATCATTGATGAAAAAGGAAAATCAAATTACTTTTGCGCAAAAGATATCGCGGAGTTTGGAAGAAATGATATTTTGGAAACGCGCAATCACAGATTTTGTTCTGAGGAAGAAGTTGATAAACTAATGAACGATTTTCTGGAGAAAAACAAAACCAAAGATTTGTCTAGATGGGGAGGAAAGACAATGTGGATGGAATGTAAAAAACACTTTTAGATCTTATAAGAAATTAAAAAAATAAAAAAATATATTTTTTTATGTATTTATTGTATATGATTAGCAAAGACGAAATTAAATTTAAAGAAGAAATACTTAAAATGTCTAAACAACTAAAAAAATATCACCCAGATATGATAGAAATCACGCAAGAATACTTAGATGAAATACCAAGTAAAACTCTTCATGATATAGCCGAGAATATACATTTATCTATTAAAGGATACACCTCACAAAAAGCGGGAAAAAAAACAAGAAAACGTGGCAGTAAAAAGAAAAAAAAAATGACAAGAAAAATGAAGGGTGGTCAATGGGATGTATTTTTAACCGGAGCTGCGGTTATAGTTGGAGTGTCTATTATTTTATCAAATATGGGAGTAACTCTTCCAGAGCCGTTGGAAGGAATATTTGGACGACAACCAATAGGAAATCGTAATCCTCGGCCCGAAACGATTGAGCAAAGTTTAAGTGGTTTTGCGGATGGATCTTCTTCGTTTAGAAGAAGAAGAACACCTTTCGTTGAGGAAAAAAAAAAAGGATCTTCTTTCATAGAAAAGAGATTGCGCTATTTAGCGAAAAATGCTAGAAATCGCGTTGAATACGGCGACGACGAATGTCCTATATGTTTGGAAAAATTAACAACACCAATGAAAAATGGAAGCGGTAACTGCCAACATAAATTTCACAAAGAATGTATAAGAATGTGGCATTCAAAGCACAATAATTGTCCTATATGTCGTCGTTAGAAATATTTTTAAAATATAATTTTTGTTTGAATTATATTTTATTTTTAATAATTATTTTGATTTTTTTATCGTTTTCTAGTTTTTCTTTTAGTTTTTTTATTTTTTCTTTTAGTTTTTTTAGTTTTTCTTTTAGTTTTTTTATTTTTTTTATTTTTTCCACGTAATTTATTACCTCCTCCAAAAGCGAAAGCTTTAAAAAAATTAATATTTTGTGAATTTGGCTGTTTTAATACTTTTAATATATCTTTTGCCATATTATCGGCTTTCATTCCAGATTTTTTCACGACAATGGCTTTTACATTAGACCCCCCAGTTCCATCAGGTTTTTCAATAGCGCAGTTTTTATATGCGAATGATCTATGATGCCCGTCTAAAATAATTTTTTCCTTAACACCTTTTACGTCGCTATCGCCCTCAATTAAAATAACAGGTACTTTTTCGGCTCTAGGATTTTTACATATTTTTTTTGATGTACTTATTCTTACTTGGTTTTGTATTGGCTTTATGTTGGCTGTTTCAAAATTAACCTTTTCAAATTTGACTGTATATCCGTTATTTTTCATCACTTCTTCAAAAGCATCTAAATCTTCTGGTTCTGAAATTTGGGGCATATCAACTCTTGGAATATCTAATGATCCAGCGCAAGCATCTGGGTCATTACAAAAATCATCAGTTTCTCTTTGTTTGGCGTTGGTATTGTTTTCCATTTTGGCGTCAACAAGATTTTTAAAATCGGTTGTTGTGGTTGGTGGAAAATTATATTCGGTGGTCGTTGAGGGTACACTGGTGTCTGTATATGTAGTAAGATCTGATAATCTACTATTATCATCGTTCATATTGGCGGGATATTGTGTACTTGCAAAATCAAAATTAAAATCAGTTGTAGCATTGGTAGTATCTAGTGGAAAATTATATCTCGGTGTTGTTGGTGATAGACCAGTATCCGTATATTTTGTAAGACCGGATGATAAATTAGGCGGGTTAGTGTTATCAAAATTGGACATTGGCGTAGATTGTACTAAAGAACTCGTATCATTATCAAAATATAAAGGCGTATAATTTGTTTGTTGTTTTTCAACTGTTTGTCCAAATTGTGTTCCAATTGAACCAAATTGCGGTGATCCAAAATTTACGGCAGCCGCGGGTCCACCCAACGCAAGCGCACTAACCAAACCTTTTTTCCAGTTTACACCTCCGCGTTTCTTTCGTGTTTTTCTTTTTCCACGGCTTTTTTTTCGTCGAGTTTTTCTTTTCTTTTTACCACCTTTTTTCCAGAAATCTGCTGTTCTAGCACGGTGAACAGATTTAGTCGCCGGATCATATAATATTTTTTCCGCCGGTGTCATTTCTTTTTTTTCACCTTCTTGTATTGCGTCGGGGGTTCTAACTGCGGTCATCTGTAGAAGCTGTTGAGGAGGAGCCATTTGGGGTTGATTTTGAACTAATGGATTATTGTGCTGGTCTAAACCAAGTCCTAAATTACGGCGACTAGTAAGACATTGGTTACACAAAACCATTCTTCTTTGTGGTGGCTGTGGATATGCGATACGATCGGCTTTTGATTCGCCTCCAGGTGTAATTTGACTAGATAGTCTTAAACCGTATGGCTGTGGATATGCGATACGATCGGCTTTTGATTCGCCGCCGCCCGGTGTAATTTGACTCGATAGTCTTAAACCGTATGGTTGTCTGTTTTGATCTTGTGAATTCATTTTATATATATTTAGATTTTAATACCGGTTTATTGTTATATTACCTATTTCTCATTTACCTTAAAAGCTAGATTTGCCTGTATTTGACGCGTGAGACATGACTAAGGTGGTGTAACGGCTAGTTTCGCCTGTACATTTAAAATATTTTTGATATATTAATAATATCAATAATAATTTTAAATATGTAGATAAGAAGATTACATTAAAAGATAAAAACGAACTAATTGGATACTCAGCATTCTAACTTCATAATATTATAAACAAATCATAATATTATAATTTTTTGTTCCTCTTCAAGTACAAAGCCACTTGTTCTCGTGTCCCAATCGTAAATACCCCATACAATATTCTATGAATTTAATATGGTGGTAGGCTAGAACATCCTCGCTGCCTGGAATTTTATCTGCTAAAAATACAAAATATTCTGTATGATTTATTCGTACATCACGAAATGTTTTTCCCTTGTGTTTACCGCATTTAAATGTTTCAGCATCCATTATATTATATATTTATCATTTTATATTTAACTCCTAAGTTCTAATACAAACATAGATTTGCCTGTATTTGACGCGGTGAGATATGACTAAAGGTGGTATAATAGATAGTTTCGCCACTATTAAAATCTTTGACATAAATGAGGTCTTCGATTGTAATCTTTGAACATTTCAGAAACCTTGTTTATTCACAATCAGCTATCATTCAGTATTATTTAAAATGATCGCGTCATATTTGTGAAACAAAGTTTATATTTATTTTTTATTTTTTGGTCGTCAGCACTCTATTTTACGCTTTCCCCTTTTTTTTCTCTGCTCCATCTTTTTTATTCTAATCGAAATCTTTTTTTTATGTTCTGTTCCACCAACTCTTCCTGGGCGTGCTTTTTCTCGTGTCCTTTGTTTAATGCGACTGGCAATACTGTTTGATTCACTCATATACATAGAAATTCATTTTTGTCTTTATATGTTTTATCATTTATTAATAATTCGATATATAAATTTATTTATCAAATTATTATATACGTTTATTTACGATTTTTCTTTTTACCCTTTTTATGTTTTGAAATTTTCTTTTTTTTTATTTTATTTTTCCTTTTTTTTGTTTTATTTTTCCTTTTTTTTGTTTTATTTTTTGCCTTTTTTTTTGTTTTATTTTTCCTTTTTTTTGTTTTATTTTTCCTTTTTTTTATTTTATTTTTCCTTTTTACTACCCCACCACCTTCATAATCAGAGTCTGTGTCAGAATCATATAAACCCTCAATCTCTCCCAACCTCCTTTGGCTTTCAGCAATCTCTTGCCTCACTATCTCTTGTTCCGCTTCCCGTTCTCGTCGTAATTCTGCCTCCATTTCCTCTCTCTCGGCTTGTTCAGCCACGGGATCAGGAGAGTCAGAATCCTTTGTTTCCCCGACAGACACCATAAGCATGGGTTCATCGCCAGTAGTGTCAGGTGACATGACTGGTTCGAAAAAATCTCCACTTTGTTCATGTATTTGTTGTGATGTCATATTACTGGAATCGGATTGTGAAGATGACAGGTTGTTTCCACGCAAACGCGGTCCATCAAGCCATCTATTATTATTTTGATCATAATTTGGAAGCCATCTTCCCGTGTCCATACTTGTGTTATTCTTTGTTTCTCCATCAACGCGCTTGCTCTCATGTTTTTGTTCTAATCCATGTTTTTGTTCTAATCCATGTTTTTGTTCTAAATTATTACGATGTTGATTACCACTCATTATATATATATATATATAAATTAAATATATTTATTGCTAAATAGACTTATAAAACATATAGATATTTATTAATATAAAATCAATATTAATTATTATATTAATGGAAATTTGCTGTATATGTCATGAAAATTTAGAAATAGAAACATACACATTACCTGAATGTGGTCATAAATTTCATACAAATTGTATAATGACATGGTTTAGATCACCAACGGGAAACAATAAATGCCCCCTGTGTAATAATTCAGGCATTAATAAACTAAAAGATTTAAATAATTTACACTGGAACGAACGCATGCTTGCTCTAGCAAGATACAAAGAAATTCGATCAAAAGCTAGAAGAAAAGACGCACCAAAACATATAAAAAAAATGATTGAAAAACTAAAAAAAATGGAAAAGCAAGAAAAAGAAAGAAATAAAAATTTTAAAGAATTTAAAAAAAGTAAAAATTCAAATAAAACAGCGGCGCAAATATATAAAGAATACGTTGGTTTTCGACGAAAGAAATGGGAGCTTTCTAGAAGAATTAAAAGACAAAAAACACTTATCGGGTTTCAACACAACATAATAAATATTATAATTCCGATTAAACAAGAAGTTTAATAATAAATCATATATTTGTCACATTTAGTCACTTTCTCTCTTTATATAATTTTATTTTTTTTTACTTTTTTACTTGTTTTTTTCTTTTTACTACGCGACGCTTTTATTTTTCTACGAGTGCGTTTTTGTTTCCTCCCTCCCCTCTTTTTTTTATTTCTTTTCTCGGCGGCTACGGCTCTTTTTTTTCTTTCATCTTCTTTTTTATTTTTTCTAGTTATCTGTTTCTTAGAACTCGTTTTTGCTGTTACTTTTGGCGATGTTTGCGTTGAACTACTGGTAACATCTGCCAAATGAGCTGTTATCGCGTGTCGCAATGACATATTCGGGACCATATCTTTATTTTTTAATTTTTCGTTAGTCATTGGGTCTTTGTTATCTATTTTTAAATATTGCGTGATGGCGTCTCTTTGATAAGTTTGACCAGAAGATAAAATTACAGGGTCAGTCATAAGTTCCAGAGATATAGGACACTTAAACCAATCAGGATGGTCGTTTCTAGCCAATATTTCGGACGGAATAACCAATGGAGCGGGTCCATCGTGTCTTGGTCGAGAACCACTACTAGAACCACTACTAGAACCACTACTAGAACCACTACTAGAACCACTAGACCTCTGGTTGAGGCTAGGATTATACATTTCGTTATAATATCGCGTGGCTAGTTCTTCAATTTCGCTATCTTCCACATCATCCCCAAGTTCAAATGCCGCCTGATCCGTCATTTGTTGAAAATATTGATCATGTAACGTCCCAAAATAATAACCATCCCTATTCTCTAAAGCATCTGTCAAAACCCGCATGTCATCCTGTAAAGTTTGTCTCTGTATTTCTCTTTTTCTAGCTCGTATTCTACCCCGTCTACTCGTGGTTATACCATCTTGCTCATTTGTTCTTCTAGTAACAGTTGAGAATAACGATGCGGAACGTTTTGCTTCGGCCGCTTCTGTTGCGGTTCTTCTGGCTTCTCGTGACCTTGGTGATAAAGCTCGTCGAGCACCAAACGCTTCTCCCAACATTCCAACTGGATTGGTCCAAGTAGCGGGCGACCTTGATTCTTCTCTAGCCATGCCTGCGTTTCTAAGAGCTGCCGTGCCATGAACAGCACCTCTCGCCAATGTCCAGTTTACATTTGCCCTCGTACTCGCTTCATCTATGCGTCTTTGTGTGATTTCTTCTGACTCGGGATTTCTTACGAATGACGTGGAAAAAGAAGGATATCTACTATTGGGAACATTATGAACAGTGGCGCCTTCAGGGATTTCGCGTTGCCGAACCTGTCTCATAAAACTTCCGGAAGAATTAGCTGCTTCTTCGGCGTCGTGACGGTCAAAATGCGACCGATGACGAGATTTCGCGTTGTTTTGATCATTTGTAAATGATGCCATTATATATAAATGAATTATTATAATAAAAAAATGAATTATTATAATAAAAATATATTATTTTTAAACTTTTAATTGAACCTCATATTTCTTTGTGATATAAATCTATATAACATATATACACATATCGGATTACTTCATCCTTTTTTTTCTTTTTATTTTTCTTTTTATTTTTCTAGTACTTTTTCCAATACTTCTTTTTTTCCCACCACTTTTAAAACTTTTAAACTTATTTTTAGTTTTCCTCTTTTTCTTATTTTTCTTCATTTTTTTTCTTTTTTTTCTTGTTTTCTTTTTCTTACGCATTCCACCGTTTATAGGTATGGTCTCAACGAAAACTAAATCTGGATTGGATTCGTCCCATACATTTTTTTCTCTCTCAGCAGCACCTCCAGATTTTGGAGTTCCTAAATAGTAAATTTTGGATCCATTAGGTTGTAAATAATCAATTTGACTTAATACATTCATTAGACCAAAACTTGCGTATCTCCCATCATCGCCACTTTCCAAATCTTCAAATAAAGGTCTAAAATTATAAACATCCATCAATACAGAGGCACTAACAGGTCCATTTGGAAACGCACCATCATCGCCAAAACTATATCCTAATAACTGTTGTCTAATATTTTCTTCGCTAAAATCATTGACAATTTCTTCTGGGTTTTCCACTTTCTGCGCTGCTGCCGCATCTTCCACTTCGTTAACCGTTCTTTTCCAATTACCCCAACTTTCATTTCTCGTATTTTTATTATAAAATAAACTGTTACACATCTCCACCTCCGCCTTATTTCCTAACATATTTTGAAGTTTTTCAATGGCATCATCCGAACTCCATGGAATTCTTATTTTTAAGGGTCTCAATACGGATTTTAAATAATCATGATCAATAATTTTATACACCACATCAACAAATGAGTGATTATCGTCATTTTTCATTTCCCCTGACGATGGGTTGTTTTTTATCTCATCGCCGTCCCATGATAAATGGGTAATATCGTTATTATTTATAATATCAACGATTTTATCAGCATAAAATTTCAAATCGTTATTACTGTAATCCTTTGTTTTACCTTTTAAAAATAAAGTTCTTTGATTTCCAACACAATCCATATATATATATATATAAAAATAAAATAAAAAATATTATTTTTTAATGCCTCTTTTATCCCTCTTTTAATACCTCTTTTATCCCTCTTTTTATTTCTTCTTTTTATTTTTCTTTCGTGTATTTCTTCTTTTTCGCGTATTTCTCTCTTGTTTCTTCTTTTTTTTTGTTTTTCTCAAACATTTTTTCTTTTTCTTATTCCCTCCCTGTTTCCTTTCACCGTCCGCTGTAAATTTCGAACGAAGACTATAAGGAACCTCAACTAATCTAACAGGCATTTCATTTGGTTTTAACTCTACTTTTTCACCTTCATTTGTTTCTTGTGTTTTCATGCGAGTGGAAATACTCGAGGTTGCGGAGAATGAAGGATCCGCATTAAAATTAGAATAATAAATAATTCTTTTTTCTTCGAGAGATAAATCGTGAAAAAGTTCTTCGCCTTCTTTTGTAACAATATTATCCCAAGCAAGTTTTTGATATGTTCTCATTATATCAAAGTCGTCCATAATACAATCATAAATAGGCTGTATTTCGCGAAAATCACTCTCAGTATCAGGTCCGAAATTATGCCATGACCCTTTCCCAGAATGATCATATATTTTTACTGATAATCCACAACATCCCGCGTCTAAATAAATACCGGGTCCCAGTATTTTAACAATGTCTTTTAAAGAAACATCGAAACGTTCTCGTACACTTCGTTTAATCAACCTATCTAATTGTTCATTAAATCCCATACATGTATTTAATGCGCTTATTTGATCTTCGACCGAATTAATTGTAATAGGAGGTGAATGTGTGTTCAAACAATTATTAAATTCATCGTAATCCATTCCAACAGCATTTCGGTCTAATTTAATAACGCCCCATTTATCGTGTGAGAGTGTCGCCTTATCATCTTTTTTACTTATCACGTCAAAAAATTGGTAAGTTTTATTCATGGCTGAGTAATGTGGAGGCGTAAAACATGTCATCATATCAGCGTTATTATGTTTAAATAATTCTTTGTATTTATCGGAAAGTAAAATTTCTCTGAGAATAGAAAAATTTTCAAATAAATGAGATTTTTCAAGAAACTTTTTCTGACGCCAATCGCCGCATGTCGCGTCATATCCCACTGGAGTAGTAACGGCTATAAATACGCCTTCGGGGGTAGTAAAAAAATCAGAAGGAGCCGGTGATTTTTTTGTAACACTGGGAGATGCTCTATTAATACTGAAATCAGATAATAATTGCGATATAAAATCATACTCCATTTCTTCCTTTGCCTCATCATCAGGCATCCCAGATGGAGGTTTTAATTCTATTTTAAGTTCTATATTACTATGTCCATTTATCCAATATATAGGCAATGAATCCCAGTTAGTAGCCCCACTGCTTCTTCCTCCTCTTTTTTTATTTAAATATTGAATTGTTTTTACAGAATTACTGGGTTCCGGGATGTATTTTAACCCAACTTTTAAACAATCAGTAATATTTTTCTCTCTTATGGTAGGTGTTTCATTATCATTGTTGGGTGGATACAAAAACGTTTGAAATTGTTTATCACACTCTTCGTGGCGTAAAATTGTTTTTCTTTCTTTTTTCGTCCTTGGATAATGGGACATTTCTTTTGCTTCTCCATCATCCATCGCTGTTCGCAGACGTTTTAATCTTTTAGTTGTATCTGCTTTTTTTAATTTTTCTAAATCTTTTTGATGAGAACTATCTGACTTTGTTAAAGACGCCATATATATATATATATATATAGAAATACATAATTATTGGGTATTCCAAAACAAAACAAACAAAACAAAATGTAGAAAATAAAGTAAATTAAAGATTTAATTATTTAATATATAAATGAATTCAAATAGTATCTTTTTTATACATTTTGTTTGTTATTGGACAATGGTGGCTTTATATGATAAAAATGTTCCCGCGAAAACATTTTATAAATCAGCATTATTAAGTTTAAAAAATCAGATATTATATACTTATCCAATTATTTATTTTTTATTTAAATATTATCCAATTAGTTACGATAACTTTTTAATATCAATATGTTATTTACCAATATTAGTAATAACGGGTGATTTATATTTTTATATTTCACACCGACCTCTTCATAGTAAATTATTATTCAAATATCATAAATCGCATCATACAGGTTTAATACACGTTGCAAAATCACTAGACGCAGACGCACTTGAGCATATATTTGGAAATATAGGATCATTTTTATGTGGCATATTACTATTGTGGTATTTTAATTATATAATTAATATTTACATCTTAGCGTTTTGGGTCGGTAGTATAACATTAAACACATGTATAAGTCATAGTAATAATAACTGTAGTTTAGACAATGGTGTTCATAAACTTCATCATAAATATTTAAATCGTAATTATGGAACTGGATTATACATTATAGATAAACTTTGTGGATCATTTGAAAAAAAAAAATTAACCAAATAAATTTATTTATTTTCTATTTTATAAATTGTTATAAGAATGTAGTATGAAAATATTCGTTAAAAAATTAAAAACTATGCGCATTAATCATAAAATTTTAAATTATATTAAAAAAGTTGACAATAAGATAATACCTCTTAAAAAAGAAATTAATTTTAATAAAGAAAAAACATCTATTAATTGTGTCAATGCTCAAAAATGTAAAAACTTAATACATATAAAATAACGCATTTTTAATACATTAAAAACAACACATTTTTAATGTATATTTAGTATAATGGGAAATACAATGTCTAAAATTTGCTGGATAATTTCATATCCAATAAAATTACGTGAAGAACGAAAAATAAAAAAAATATATGATGAAATAACACAAGACGATATATGGAGTTCAGAAATAAATGAAACGGACGAAACAAATATTTTAATTTAACTTTTAGCAATGACTTTAAACTAAATTTAAATGAATTTATCTTGGATTTACTTTTGTCATACGTCTATTTTCGCCCCTGTTACTTTTTCTCCTTGTTATTTTTCTCTTGGTTTTATTTTTAAGCATTTTTCTTCTGGCCTTATTTCCAAGAATTTTTCTCTTGGTTTTATTTCCAAGAATTTTTCTTCTGGTTTTATTTTTAAGTATTTTTCTTTTTGATTTGCTTATCGTTTTACTTTTTTGTACAAAATCAAGTTTTAAAATATTATCCGAATGTTTCTTTTTTTTTATATAAGTGCCTAGATATCCACCACCCCCGTTATATAAAGCAAGATCTACTTTCTCTGAAAGTTTTCTTTTTAAAATATTTTTTGGATCATTAATTTTATTTCTTCTCATGGAAATAATTCTTTCTTTATTTTTCCTTTTTTTTAATTCTTGAAATGGCATATCATCGTGTCTGCTTATATTTTTATGAATATTTTTACAAACAAAACGCTCAATTCCATCTTCGCCTTCCAAATCCATATCACGCGTTAAATTTCCTTCATTGTCCCTCGTATAAGCTGATAAAAAACAATCGGATCTTTTCTTACAATTTTCATCGTCTAAATCAATACATTTACTTGGCATATTTTCTAAAGAGTCATACCATTCTCGTTGCCGCCTTTGGTCTATAGTCCTCGCTCGAAATGGTATTCTTGATGTAGCTTTTCCTATTTTTTTCAATTGATGGTCAACAAAATATCTGGCTTCCTCATCAAAATCTTTAGAAAAAAGCCCTGATTTTTGTCTTTTTTTAAATTCTCTCAATCGTCGTAAATGTTCGTCATCTTTCCCACTTTTTGTTTCCCCATCATAAGTCTCTTTTCTAGACATTATATATATATATATATATATATAAATATATACTATATAAAAAATATTTATTTTACAAGTAATATAAACGCATGATAACAAAATTAAATATAAATGTTTCATAAAACAATAGCAGTAGTAACAGGTGCCACATCAGGTATAGGAAAAGCTATCGCGGTTGAATTAGCAAATAAAGGTTGTTCTGTTGCGGCAATAGGAAGGTCACAGTGTGATGATGAATTATTATCATTACTTCGTTCAAAAAACGGCGATGGATTTCAATATGATATAACAAAAAAAAACGCACCGAAAGAAGCATTCAAAGATATAAAAAATAAATTAGGCAGAGCCCCCACTATACTGGTTAATAATGCTGGTATATGTAAAGATAATTTTTTTTTAAATTTAGACGAAGAAGATTGGACCGACGTCATAGATTTAAATTTAAAGGCACCGTTTATCATGTCACAAGTTTTTGCGCGCGATTTAATAAAAAATCCACCTGGCGACGATACATATCCGACAATTATCAACATAGGATCTTTAAGCGGAAAAATAGGGCATATGGGACAAAGTAACTATGCCGCGTCTAAGGCGGGTTTAGTAGGATTAACAAAATCTTTGGCCATTGAGTTGGCTAATTTTAATATACGAGCAAATGTATTAGTGCCTGGATTTGTAAATACAGAAATGACAAAAAAAATTCCAGAAAAAATACATAATTATATTATTAGTGAAACACCCTTAAATAAAATGTGCGAAGCATCAGATATAGCTGATGCTGTTACGTATTTATCAAGCAAACACTCTAAATTTGTAACTGGTGCTGTTATAGAAGTGACTGGTGGTTTAAAAATGTAAAATACTTAAATAAAATTGAAATTATAAAAAGAGTTTATAATTTCAATAATCAAACACAAGCAAACACAAGCAAACAAAAGAAACATGCAAAATAATCAAATAAGTATCCATGAACAACCAAACAAAAAGTTAAATCAGCTCGAACACGACGAATTACTTAAACAGGCAATTCATTTTCAAAATCTTTCCAAACAATATCACAAAGAATTAACAAAATGTGAGAAAAAAATAGAAAAGCTTGTAGAAAAAAAAACAAGAAATACACCTGAACCCAAGCCAAACGACCCTGAATATGAAATACCACAGTTTGTAAGAGAAATAGTCGATTTAGTAAAAAAAATACGTCATTCTTTTCCATACGGAGGAAAAGAACATCATTTTCAAGCTGCTCTTGAAATTGAATTACGAGAACAAGGAATAGTAGTCTCGCAAGAAGTAGCGCGATTACTTCATTATAAAACACAAGGCGACACAGTAAGACAACTTCCTCATGATATACGCGGACGTGAAGATATTTTACTACCAGATAAAAAATACATAATAGAATTAAAACAAATTAAAACCCTCACGTTAGACGACCACCGACAATTACTTCGTTATATGGACGAACGAAAGAAATATAACGCCGATTGGGGAAATAAAACCAAGGGACTTTTAATTAATTTTGGCGACATAGATATCGAAATTTGGTATATGTTTTATATTATGGACCGACCACAGCGTATTAAAATTTGCCAACTACCAATTCTCCATTTAAATGATTTTTCGGACGCATGGTCAATTGAATAAACAATAATTATAGTTTTATAAAAATAATATAGTTTTATAAAAATAATATAGTTTTATAAAAATAATTATAGTTTAAATATTAAAGCTTTTCTCTCTTTAAAGGATTTTTTATCCGATCTATTACCTAAAAATTTAAAATATCTATTGGCTAAACTATATCTTTGATAAATATTTTTAGCATTTAAATATTTTGTTTTTTTATGTTTTAAAATAGCTTCCAAACGAACTTTCATAATCATTCCTACTTGCCATATTCTTTTGTGCGAGTATTTTTTTGTTTTGTATAACCTTTCAAGTTTGCGAATTGTATTTTCAATATCTTTTACTGTGGTATATTTAATATGAATAGTATCTTTTGGATTTTTATCAATATAAACATCAAACGATTTTTTAGGATTATTAGGATTATATAAGAATTGTTTTTTATGACGACGGGTTTTTTTACCGGTATTTTTTGCTTTCGTTACTTTCTTTGCTTTCTTTGTTTTATTTGCTTTCGTTTGTTTCATTGTTTTCGCATCTTTCGTTGCTTTCGTTTGTTTCATTGTTTTCGCATTTTTCGTTGTTTTCGTTGCTTTCTTTTTAGTTTTTCTTATATTTTTTTTGCCTCCTAAATATTCACTAAATTTTCCCAACATATCGTCTCCTTGTCTATCTAATTCATTAAGATTAGTATCTTTTGTTAAAAATAATTTAATATTTTCTTTTTTTCCCTCTCCTCTTTTTCTAAATAATTCAGGATGCTTGGAAGGATTTAATATTTTTTGCCAATATAATTTGCTCATGATTTTATCTGTCGGTCTTTCTCCAATAGGTTCATTGAAACGATCATTAACCGTTCTCCATACGCGTCCAAATTTAATAGCTTCTCTGTGGATATTTGGATAAACATTAAAAATAGGATCATATACAATTTCATCATCCATAATTGGATACCAATCTTGATTAGGAATTTTTTGACCATATTCACCCTCTCTTTCTGGTGGAATATCCTCAAAACCCTTGAAAATACCTTTGGAAATTATATTCCAACCCGCGTGATTATCTACAGTTGGATTTTTGATAGATCCGGCCGCTCCGACACCAATATCTCTTTCCCATAAAACATATGCGGTATTTAACTCAGGTCCTTTATAATTATTTATAGGAACCGTTGAAACACCATATATATGTAATGAATTTGGATTTCTCATCACAAAACTTTCCGTCATGTATACATATATATTTGATTTTTATTTAAACACCATTAAACCAATTCATCGCCATAAATACGATGCCTTAATGATGGATGTTCGCAAACAATACCAATTGATTGTTTATTGTCATTCGACGACGAATAACATGTATTTTGTTTTTTTATTTGTTGTGATTTACAGCCACATAACTCAATACATTTAATGTAATATTCTGTAATAATCGAAAAAAAATTACAACACATCTAATATATATTTTAATTATATTTTTAAAAAATAAACATTACTTATAAAAAATGAATAGGTAGTGTTTATAGTATCGTAAACAATTTAATAAAAAAAAATAATTAAAATTAATCTTGTAACTCAATCTATTTGGCCTCAATTGTTATAATACTATCATCATTATCGACATTAATATCACTACCATTGTTATCATCATTAATATCACATCCGTCATTGCCATTATCGTAGTTTATTACATCGCTTTTTTTATTAATATTATCCAAATAATTTTTCAAGGTTAACATAGTATCATTGTATTCGGCTATTGCTCGCAATTCATTTTCAATAATTTCGCGTCTCATTAATTCTATACGACGCAATCTTTCTCTTTGATTTGGTCGCGTAATATATGAACAGCAGTTAATTATACAAAAGATTAAACAAAATAAGACAATCACTAACAAAATTAAAATACCGAATTTTTTGAAAATATCACCCATTGACCCCATGCGATTAATAGAATTTAATATATATTTAATTTTAAATAAAATCGGTTCAATTTAAACATTTAATCGTGTATTAACTTAATTCTTTTTCTAGTATCATTATCAATAAAATTGCTTATTATTTTCCATACATTTTTAAACAATACAGAATTAGTATATATATAAATATATTCAACAGTATCTTCAAATGTTTCTGCCAATAATTTATTTATATTTCTAAATAATTTCATAGAAAAGTTTTTATTAGAACAATCATTTAAATAAATATGCGCATATCCAGTTTTTTTATCATATTTTTTCGATATACTTAGTGATTCTCTAATTACACAAACAATATATTCAATAAAAATCTCTCTTAACTTTTTATTTATTTTACCAGGAAAAAAATATTTCAGTATAAATATTGAATGACCTATATCGTTTTTTTCAGTGACATAAATATTGTTTTTTAATAATAATAAAAAATCTTTGTTTACAATATTCTCATATTTTTTTAAAAAAAGCTCTACGTGGTTTAAAGACATGTAATTAACTATGTAAATATATCTATATATAAAAATATTCGTAATTATTTGTATTATTAAATAATTATGTTTGTATTATTAAATAATTATGTTTGTATTATTAAATAATTATATTTTCTAATTTTAATAATGTCAGAACAAAATAATTTAACTAGGCGTTCAGATTCCTCATTATCATCGTCCATAGATAGTCTTTTATCAGCGGTAGAAAGTGAGATACAACAAACAACACGCCCGCACCCTCCACAACATGAAGAAACGATATACGAATGTAATGTTTGTTATAAAAGACTAACAAATAATATGGTGCGAACACCATGTAAACATTATTATTGTTCGGATTGTTTTTTTAGATGGATGCGTGAAAGCCAAACATGCCCGAATTGTCGAAAATTACTAGTAGAAGATAGTCATATTGAAACATTAATAGCAGAAAGAAAAGAAGAGTTAATATCGTTAACGGAAGATTTAGAATCACAATACAATATATTTAGATTTTTGCGACGAGATACTGATAGTTTAGATAAAGACAATTCTAAATTACTACGAAAGAAACGCGAACTTGAATATTTAGTTTCCACCAAAAAAATGGAATTAGAAGATTTAGCCAGAGAGAAAAGGGCCATAAAAAGATCAATTCGTTCTATTAATAATTACCGCAACGATTTAGAAAGATTAAATGGCGACATTGAAGAAAAAGAGGATTTACATTAAATCATATATATATATATATATATATATATACATATGAGTGAAACCACACCCATTAAATTACATTTCTGGCTTGGAAATCTTGGAGGAAATGATGGTTCAGGATATCGCGAGTATAATAAATTAAGAGAAAATGTTATAAAATCTGAAACTAAAACAAAAGAAACAGATTTAAAGAATTTAAATAATTTATTATTAGAATTTTGGGGTCATATGGGAATTAGTTTCCCTCAAAGCAGTAGTCATGAAATTTATGGTTTTGGTCCTAAAATTACCAAAGATTTACTTGTAGAAGGCAGCGAAGATGACCGTACCTCTTCAATATTCCAAACACCTGATTTTGTTTTTGATCCTAGAATTAATCTAGAAGGTGTATTTGACAATTGTACAGATTTTTTTCATTTAATGGCAACAAACAATAATGATGTTAAAAAGATTGGTATATCAGAATACGTAGGACCATCTTTACTAGAATTTGATTTAGAAATAACTGAACCATTAGAAACGGCACTTTTGAAATTACATGACAATCAATCAAGAATACGTTATGGTTATAAACCGTTGCTCGCCATACAATCAAATATATATAGTTTGGATTTTGATAGAAGAGAAAGAGTTGAAAATTGTATTACATATATATTCAATCAGTTAGGAGAGATATTTTATAAAAATAAAAGCTTAGTTCACTTAGAAAAATTAGGCGAATTAAGAAGAAACGTTGTAGAATTAATTAAAGCAGGCGCATGTGTGACAGAAAATGTTGTAAAAATACCAAAAAATAAAAAAG